TCAGCGTGACGGTCAGGCCCGCACCGACGGTGCCGTTGGTCCACGTCATCGTCCCGGCGCTGTCGTCTCCGGTGACGGCGCTGGGAGCATTCCCAGATGCCGCCCAGCCTGCACCTAGCGCCACGTTGGTCGTGGCGATGGCCGTACCCATTACGTAGGGTGCGCGGATAAACCTATTGGCCACGCCTCCAATGGTCCCAGCGTGGTCCGTGGCGGCGAGGATGTTTGGGGATGTTAGACCGTTGGTGTTGACCGTAATGCCAGTCGCAGAATTGCCTCCCGCGAGAACCAGACTAGTATTGACGCCAACGACATAGGTATAATCAACGCCACTTCGCTGAATCCGCATCACGTCGTAAGCGGTGGTTCCGCCAGCGTAGTCGTTTTGCGAGAAGAAGAGGTTGCCTGGGGTGTTGCCGGTGTACGGCCGGTTCTGGATCCACCAAGAGTTCTTCTTTGTTACAGCCCCATTCCACGTTTCTCCAGACAACTCCAGCGCGGGGCTGTGTTGCTCCATCACGTTCGTCGCGGCGGTAGTGTTCTCCAGTGTCACGCCAGCCCCGGCGTGTCCCGTCCCCACTCCGATGCTATTGGTGTAGAGCAGCGGCGAACCAGTGTAGGACGAAATTGCCCCGACTCCGCCAGACACATGCACCTGGCCCACCGCCACGTCCGCCAGCACGCCGACGGTGTTTGCCCCCGTCGCGTGCAGGATGTCTCCTGTGGTGTAGGCGTCAACGAACGTCGAGGTCGTGTACGAGGGAGCCACGCCCGCGCCGTTGCCCTTGAGGCGCGTGCCCGCCGCGCCGCCAGCCAGCCTGGACACCGTGCCCGCCGCTGACCAGTAGGGCATGTCGCCGATGGTCGCGCTGCCACCGATGGTCAGCGTGGTGGGCAACGCCCAGATGCCCAGGCCAGTGGTGGTCGACGCGGCGCGGCCGATGCTGAGCACCAGCGCCTGCGTGGCGCCGATGCTCACCTGACCCGGTGCGCCTGCATTGGCCAGCAGTCCGCCGTCGAGGTAGGCGTTGCCGCCGTTGCTGTTGCCGGCACCGCCGGCATCGCCACCGTAGAAGTAGCTGTGCCCACCCGCTCCCATGACGCCGAGACTGCCCATCCCCGGCGAGCCGCCCTTGCCTCCGCGGAAGTACGCCGCGGCGCCGGGACCCGTGCCGCCGTCACCGCCCTCGAAGTAGCCAACGCCGCCCGCCTGCCCACCCGCCCCCGTGCCATGGATTGACCCGCGGCCTGCCTTGACCGTGAGGCTGCCGCCGACCAGATCGCCCGTGTCCGCCGCGTCGCTGCCCAGCACGCTGAATGACCATCCCGTCGTGGCCGACTGACCAAGCTTGATGATCCGCGCTGCGCCGGTCGTGAACGTCAGATCAGCCGCGGTGGTCGCGCACGTCGCGCACGTCAGCGGCGAGACCAGCGTACCGAGTCCCCCCAGCGGCGAGGAGACGCCGGTCAGGCCTCCGCCTGCCGTGGTCACGTCGTAGGCGCCGGTCACCGTGCCCGAGGCTGCACACGTCGCGCCCACCACGTTCCACTTGAACTTCGTACCGACCTTGCTCCCTGCGCAGTAGAGCTGGAGGGGAGGCAGCGTGTCGGCCGCGGCCGTCGACGAGAGGAGAAGCAGAGCAACGAGGATGCGCTTGATCATGTCCGTTCTCCTGCTAGGTCTGCGTGCCGACGACGACCCACGAGCCGCCGCTGAAGATGTAGAGCTTCGCGCCTCCACCTGGATCGTAGACGGCCAGGTCACCACTGGAGGCCCCGCTAGGCAGCGCGGCAGGCATCATGTGTACGGGCCCGTTGAAGTACCCAGCCCATGTCCACGTCCCGCTGGCGACTCCGAGGACGCCGATCCCTCCCGTGGCCATGGATGCCGTGCCGATGACGCCTGCGCCCGTCCCGGATCCTGTGCCCTGGACCCCGTAGCCGTAGGTCCCTCCCCCGAGCCCCTGCACGCCCGGCCCGTTTGACGCCCCACCCTTACCGTAGACGCCAGCCTTGAAGTCCGTTCCCGTCCCGTAGACGCCCTCGGACCCTGTTGCGCCGCCAATTCCGGTGACGCCGCGCCCGGTTCCGTGACCAGAACCCTCGACGCCGTTGGAGTTCCCCGCGGTGGCTTCGCCGATCACACCCACTCCGCTGGACGCTCCGCCGACCCCCTTGACCCCCACCCCCGTGTCCCCGCCTGTCCCGTGAACCCCATACCCAGCACCGTACCCCTGCGCGTCAACGCCGATGCCGCCTCCACTGCCGCCAGTGGCGAGAACGCCCGCTCCGGTGCCGCCCGTGCCGCCGATGGCGCGGACTCCCGGTCCGTTGTGGCCAGGGGCCGACGCGCCGATGATGCCCGGGGCGTCGGTCACGCCGCCGACGGCGTAGACGCCCGCGCCCGTGCCGTTGCCGGTGGCCTCCACCGCGTTCGTGTTTGGCGTCGCCTGTGAGAAGGTGGCCCCGACCGACCAGTGGATGAACTCCCCGGCGAGGCCAGAGAGGTACAGGATCCATTGGTACGACCAGTATGCGGCCCAGTTCAAATATTGGGCCGCGGGCTTCTCGGCGACGAGCCAGCCCACATCCTTCTTGGCGCTCGGGGGGTCGGTGATGGCTCCGCCTGCATCGGCCCAACGTGGCAGGGTGCCTGGCATCATAGGTTCACCACACTGCTTTCTGCCAGCATTTGGTACGTCGTTCGTGAACAGATATCTTGGCTTTGGACTCGGCTGTATGCCTCCGACCAGTCGCCGCGATGCCCTGTCTCACGAGTTCCTCTGGCGTGTGTTTTCTTCCGAGCGTGTACTTATTCCCCATCATTCTTCCCCGTAGTTTGGCAATCTCTTCCGGGGTGCGCTTGCAGCCTTTGGTCCACTGGTTTCCAATCATACGAACTCGTGCCGCCTCTTTCCATTCTTCGGTGTGCTTGTACCCCAGCGTGTGTTTATTTCCGAACAAGGCGGCGGTTGTCTTCTCTATGGCATCAACGGGTTGCTTCTTGCCTTTTCGGCTGGGAGGATGATTCCCTCCTTCCAGAACGTTCACAAGGTCCCATCCCATCGCTCTCCCTGACGCGATCCATCGCTGTTCGGCGTCATCGAGAACCAACTGGTCTCCTTCTACTGTGAACTGTAGGACCGTAAAGCCGTATTCGAGCCCATCGCGTTCCCACTTTCTGAGCATATTGGTCAGGCGTGGATTGTGAGTCGATCTCACTACGCTATTCCACTTGTAGCTCTCTGGACGCCTTGTTCCACACGTTGATTGCCCGATGTAGCGCACCGCGTTGGTTCGCGGATCGGTCAGCCCGTAGATGAGAAATTGTCCGCTCATGCCTGCGCCGCGCTGACGAGCTTGCCGCCCGTCGCCGGGTTCGTTGCGTCGCCGAGTCCAAGCCCCAGGCTTCCGACGAGCGAGCACTGAGAGCCGATGACATGGTTGCCGCCCAGCGCTGAGACGCCCGTGAACGAAGCACCCGTCTTGCCCGAGTAGGTCACCGTCTCGGTGTTGGCCAGCCCCGGACTCAAGACCAGCGACCCGGACGCGGGGAACGAGGCCGTAGAGTCGACCGCCAGCGCCACGTCCCCGATGCTTGCCGGCGCCGTCAGCATGGCCGCCGTGTCGGTCCACAGGCTGTCAGCGTCGCTGGCTTCCTGCGAGCAGAAGATCATCTTCACGCCCGCCGCCTTCGCCTGTCCCATGAAGCGCAGCAGGATCGCGTCCTGGACAGCGGTCACGATCTGCGATGTCAGGGTGAGGACGAAGCCGGCTGGGGGAGCGTCCGCGTAGCCGAGTGCCACCGACGGGCCGAAGATGGCGACGAAGATCGCATAGATCTCCTCCAGGCGCCCGCCCGAACGGTTGACCAGGATCTTCCCCTTGAGATACTTGCGATAGTCGGCGTCGACGAGCGACTGCCGCGGGCAGCCGATGATCCGGCCGATGACGTCGAGCTGCACGCCCCCGACGCCGCTATCGATGGACGCGAGCAGAAGGAGTTGCTGCAGCACATCCTCGACGGCTTGTACCTGGGGGGCGATGACGTACTGGATCAACGCGGTCCAATTGGGGAGCCCGCGAAACTGCTCGAAAAGCCGCCCGAGTAGGCGAGCGCTCCAGTTGGTCACGCTGTCGATGGTGCCGCTCATGGAGCCCCCGGCGTGCCGGCGGTCAGCGTGACGGCGATCCGGGTCGTGTCGAAGTCGGCGATCTGGCGCGGCGTGATCGGGATCGTCGTGGGCACGGTCGCCGGGTACGAGGTGCCGATGTTGAGCGCCGTCACGTCGAGGATCCCGGCCACGGCGTCGCCTCCGACCGTGCTGGGCGAGTCGAACGTGGCCGCCTCGAGCGCGGAGGCGCGCACGCTGCGTCCGGGCGGGTAGGCGTCGCCGAACAGCGCCAGCGCGTCCTTGATGGCCGCCTCACCTGCCGCTAGGTCGGTTGGGAACAACAGCGGGTCGTAGGTGACGGCGAGGTTGAGCCAGATCGTGACCGCCACCGGGCGCGAGAACTTGACCGCGTGGACGTGTCCCTGCGAATCGGTGACGTTTACCGTCGTGGTGCCGATGGTGACAATCCCGGCCGCCACCGTGGCGGCGATGGCCGCGGCGATGGCCGCGTCGATCCCGCCCTGGACCAGACACTCGACGGAGTGCGGCGTCATGGTGCCCACAGTTCCGTCGGTGTCGTTGTGGTAGACCGTGCAGGATAGGACCGGGTAGTTGGTCCCCTGCCCCACGCGGAGGAGGGCCGTTCGGATCGCGTCCTGCGCGCTGGACGCCTGCCCGGCCAACTCCTGCTCGCGCCTGACCCTCAGGTCGCTGTCCGACTCCTGGAGCGCGCCTAGCGTTGCGTCGGTCGGGTTGCTGACCGCGTTCCATCCCGAGACGGGAGTAGCGATGGTGGCCAGCGACCAGGCGAAGGCCGCGAGCGCCCCGTACTGCTCGGCCTGGAACGTCGCATCCACCGCGCCGTCGCCGTCGCCGAGGTAGCGCCAGTGGCAGGTGTTGTCGGTGATGTCGAGCGCGGTCGTGGTCGGCCCGCCGCTGCCCGCCGAGGTCCCGGCCGTGATGCACTGGTACACGCGGGATGTCGAGCCGTTCTTGCAGCGGTCCCCGAGGCTGTAGGCGTGTCCGTTCGCCCACGCCGAGACGGTGGCGATGGTGAAAGGCGCTGTGGTGGCGAACCGGGTCAGCGCGCTCGTGACGGTGGCCACGCGCCCCGTGGGAAGCACTGTCCCGGTCACCCCGACGCAGGCCCCGGCCACGGCGGAGAACGCAGCCGCGGCGCGCGTGACCCCGTTCAGGGCGCAGAGCGCGTCCTGCGAGGCGCCGATGGCCGCGTTGGGGTCCTGCCCCGAGTTGACCGCCTCGAGCCCGTCCCACAGGGCGGAAAAGCCATCCGTGAGGATCGAGACGAGCTGCCCGGCGTTCGAGGCGGCCGGGATGCTGCCGTCCGGTTCGCTGCCGGCGGCCGTCCCGAGGATGTTCGCCTTCAGGGCGCTGTCCATGTCGGTCTTGATGTCGGAGGCCGGGTACGTGACGAAGCCAGCCGACGTAACACCACGGATCGTCATGGGAAAACCACCGTGCCCGCAATGGGCTGCGTCGAGTAGACGGTGAGCACGACGTAGGACACCGTGGCCGAGCGCGTCGCTGCGTCAAGGGTGAAGCCCACATCGACAACCTCGGTCACGTCGGGAGTCGAGGCGATGGCGTCCTTGATCAGCGACCTAACCACCAGCGGATCGCGCCCCTTGCCCAAGATGGAGCCGATCCAGTCGACGCCGACTTCCTCGTCGAGCCAGTACTCCCCCAGGACCATCTTGACCCTGATGGCGATGCCCTGCACGACGGCCGCGGCGTCCGCGACAAGCGCGAAGTCGCCGTTGACGACGGCGAGGTCGCCCGTTGCATCCGAGAGGAAGTCGCGTACCGGCATGGGGAAAGCCTATCACAAAGGCGGGCTACTTGGCCTTGGCCTGAGAGGCGGCCACGCTGCCGGGCGATGGGTAGGGGGACAGGGCCACGGCCGCCTTGAGCGCGATCTGGAGCGCCGATGGCGCCCCGTTGCCTGGTTCCGGGATGGACGCCCCGGTAATGACCGCCTCCAACGCCGCGAAGTGCGTCTGTAGGTTCTGGAGTTCAGTGAGCACCTTCTGGGCCAGGGCCACGAAGTCGGCGCCGGCCTTGTCGCCAATGGTGATGGTCCCTGCCTCAAGGTGGACCTGCACGCCGTCATCCTTGCCCAACGTGGCCTCGTCGGTCGGGCAAGAGGACAGCGGCGCGCCGAAGGGGCGCAGACCCACGAAGGCCACCGCGTCGGCCAGGATGTGACCGTGGTCAACCTCGGGATCAACCTCGCCGCCCGTGCCCGAGAGCCACCTGTCCAGCGAGCCATCGGAGAAGACGAGCAGGCAGGCGTCGCCGTCCGTGTCCCCCGCGTGGATCGGGAAGGTCATCCGATAGCCGCCGCTGCCCGGGAAGATCACCGGGACGCTGGCCACCACGGGCAGGGACTCCACCCCGCGGGCATCGTCCTCGCCATAGAACGCCCGCTTGATGCAGGGCTTCACGTCGGCGCGCTGCTTCTGCGCGTCCCACTTCACGATCCGGCCGGGGAGGGACACGTGCAGGCCGGCAGCCATGGCGGCCGTTGCCGCCTCCAGGACCTCGGCCAGTTGCGGCGAGCGGGTGGGGGTGTCAGCCGGCATCGATGACCCCTTCCATGTTCGTGTACCAGGCGCCGCCCATCGTGTCGCCCTCGTGCTCGACTTTCTTGAGCCGCACCTGGCCGTTGTACCGCTCCGATTTGAGGCGCACTCTACCGCCCGGGCGGACGGCGACGAGCAGCGACTTGAACTTGACCAGCGCTGGCTTGCCCTTCTTCTCTGGGCTGCCCATCTCGGGAGAGCCGATGAGGCCCGAATCTGGCCCTATCTCGGGAATCAGCACTCCCACCGTCCCGCCCGGGGAGAGCACCTGCAAGGCCCCATCCTGGATCGACCACGTGTAGCCGATAGACTTCACCAGTCGATCGATGGAATTGCGCGCCAGCCCGTCGACCACGTAGCCGTTCTGGAACGTGACGGCGAGGTTGGCCACCATGTCGGGGACGTTGCCGATCGCGAGGCCGGACGCCTGAGCCAGCCGCTTGAGGATGTCCCCGGCGCCCGTGCCCGCGGCGAAGGACTCGTTGACCCGCGCCCACTGGAACGACCGCTCCCCGTCCCCGCCCTTGATGACCGTCTCCCAGTCGGCGCCCTTGAGGATGTGGTCAACCGTGCGGGCGTCGCACGAGAAGATCCGCGTGCGCCCGGTCGAGACGTAGCCCGCCTCAAGCGTGACCCTGATGCCCTTCTGCTGCAGCGAGGCCCGGCGCGTCGGCGAGAGGTTGCTGATGGTGATCTCGCCCGTGTTGGGGTGCTTCTCGCGGGTCTTCGTAATCTTGAACTGGATCCTGAGCCCCGGGTTGGCTTTGTCGTCTGAGCCGTCGATCTCGATGGCTTGGCCTGGCCCCGGGTTCAAGTAGTCTCCCTGGGTCGCACTCATCCCCTGGATGATCACCCGGCAGGAGCGGCCGTAGAGGGTGCCCCCGCTCACGCTGGCCCCAGTCCGACGACGTGATATTGGAACTGGTAGGCCGCCTTGATGTCCGGGTCGCAAGCCGAATAGAGGTCCCAGTACGTGGTAGCCCTCGTCCCGACGTAGAAGCAGGCGATGTTGACCGCGCTGATCGCGTTGCTCGGCGAAAATGTGACCACCGGAAGTTGTCCGTAGTCGCCGGTGAACGCACGGGCAAACGTCACGCGAAGAATGTAGCCTTTGGTCAGCGACGACGTGCAGTTCAAACTGATCACGCCGGCTGCGTCTTGCGAGTACGCCTCCAGCGTCGAGGCTGATCCTGTACAATGCGCCGCGTTGTTAGCCACGCCAAGGCCGCTGGTAGTTTGGTACGCGAACGGGTGCTCCATCAGCCAGTCGCCTAG